ATATGGCAAAGTCCCTGTAGTGATATTTGTTGCGTTTGTATAAAACGCGCCGCCTTGACCGTTCAAGTTTGTGGCGTTATTTGCGGTTCCGGTATAGCTTGTTGCGTTTATTGTTGCTGTAACAGTAGAGTTTGTGAATGCAACAGAACTAGAGTTTATCGTGCTATTGACAATATTATTACCTAATACGATACTCGTATTCTGTATTGAAATGCCGTTAGTTGTTCCTATTGAACCTACAGTTATGTTCGCCGTTGCATTGATAGTTGAAACGTTCAATGCTGTAGCATATACGTTAGTTGCTACAACGTTACCTGTAGTTTGCACGGAATCTTTGTTGATATAGCTGTATACAGTCGCATTACCTGTATACATTATAGTACTATTAACTATAGAATTTCCGACTGTAATCGTATTGGCAACTGTTAGATTTTGCGCGACAGCAACATTTCCTGCCATGTTTGCGTTTATACCAACCAAATTCCATCTGAGGGTAGTATTACCTAAATTCTTTGCATCCGTATCAGGAATAATATCGCCTTGGGCTTGGAAAGTGCCTGAGGTTACGAGATTTCCTGTGACGTTAAAGTTGCCGTTAACAGTTATTGACGAATTAACATACAAATTACCTGATATATTAGCGCCGCCAGTAATAGTTACATTGTTCGACACTTGAACAACACCCGTGAATGTCGCCCCTGATAATAGTGCATAGTTTGTTAGATTGCCTGATAGTTGTGCGTTTGAAACGACGTTTGCAGCTGAGACAGACCCCACGAATGATGTGTTGTTCGCACTGCCGCTAAATGTCGTGGATGTTATCGTTCCGTTAACACTGTTATTGCCTATTGAGATGCTTGTATTTTGTATCGAAACGCCATTAGTTGATCCTATTGAACCTACAGTTATGTTCGCCGTTGCGTTGACATGACCTGTATTGACGTATGTAGAATATACGTTGACAACTGTGGCGTTTCCAGATAATCTCAAGGTTCCTGCGACCGATAATTTGTCGGTTGGTGTGGTATTGCCGATACCTATATTTCCGTTTGCCCCAACTAACAATGCTGTTGTCGATGAGTTAGCACCTATAGCGGCAGCTGTAGAATTTATTACAGTATTTACTGTAGTGTTTCCGAGGGCTATTCTACTTGACTCAATTGTTACGTTAGAACCTAAAGATATTGCAGTGCTATTTAACGTAAAATCTGCAGTTTTAATTTCAGAAGGACTGACATTAACTGATGCGGTTGCGTTTAATATTCTTATCTGTGTTGCAGTAACAAGTGAATTTACAGTAGCATTACCCACGAATAACGCAGTCGCATTAGCGATCACGTTAGCACCAACTGCGACTACAGTGGCGTTAACAGTTGAAATACCTACACGCAGGTCAACAGGCGACAAGTTTGCAGTGCTTGTTGAATTTGACACTTGTAGCAAAGTAGCAGTGTGTGAAGCGTTGACAGTAGCATTACCCACAAATAACGTAGTCGCATTGGCGATTACATTAGCACCCACAGAAACTTGAGCGGATGTGACAACTGAGTTAACAGTTGTGTTACCGATAAACAACGCAGTTGCATTGGCGATTACGTTAGCACCTACTGCGACTACAGTAGAGTTTACAGTTGATGTTCCTATACGAAGGTCAACAGGTGATAAGTTTGCTATACCTGAGGCATTAGATACTTGCAGTAACGTAGCAGTGTGTGTAGCGTTGACTGTAGTATTACCCACGAATAACGTAGTCGCATTGGCGATTACATTAGCACCCACCGCGACTATAGTTGCGTTAACAGTTGATATTCCCACACGAAGGTCAACAGGTGACAAGTTTGCTATACCGGAAGCATTCGATACTTGTAGCAATGTTGCTGTATGTGAAGCATTAACCGTGCTATTACCCACGAATAACGTAGTAGCGTTCGCAATGACGTTGGCACCTACTGCAACTTGTGTAGAAGTAATAATTGAATTGACAGTGCTATTACCCACAGACAATGCTGTCGCATTAGCAACCACATTAGCGCCAACAGAAACTTGTGTCGCAGTAACAACTGAGTTAACAGTACTATTGCCAACAAACAACGCAGTTGCATTGGCGATTACGTTAGCACCTACTGCAACAACTGTGGCGTTGACAGTTGAAATACCTGCAATTACGCTAATAGGACTTACGTTGACAGATGCTGTCGAGTTTGCAACGCGAATTTGCGTGCTAACCACAGATGAATTTACAGTGCTATTACCCACGAGAATTGCTGTTGTGTTTGCAACAACGTTTGCGCCAACAGCAATTGCTGTAGTGTTCACAGTTGAAATACCGGCTACAATGTCAACAGGACTTACGTTAACGGATGCGGTGGAATTAGCAACTCTAATTTGTGTGCTGATAACTGAAGCGTTGACGGTGCTATTTCCGACAAACACAGTAGTCGCATTAGCAACAACGTTAGCACCCACAGAAACTTGTGCAGATGTAATGACTGAGTTAACAGTTGTGTTTCCTACAAAAAACGCTGTAGCATTTGCAACTACGTTTGCGCCGACAGAAATCGTAGTACTATTTACTGTAGAAATACCTACACGCAGGTCAACAGGCGACAAGTTTGCAGTGCTTGTTGAATTTGATACTTGTAGCAATGTTGCTGTATGTGAAGCATTAACCGTGCTATTACCCACGAATAACGTAGTCGCATTAGCGATCACGTTTGCACCAACTGCAACTGCTGTAGTGTTGACGGTTGAAATGCCCGCAGTAACGCTAATAGGAGATACGTTAACGGATGCGGTGGAATTAGCAACTCTAACTTGTGTGCTGATAACTGAAGCGTTGACGGTGCTGTTTCCGACAAGAATTGCTGTTGTGTTCGCAACAACGTTTGCACCCACAGCTATTGCTGTAGTGTTCACGATTGAAACACCTGTGGTCAATCCGATTGGAGTGATTAATGCGCTGGATGTTGCGTTTGATACTGTGACGTTTCCTGCAACATTGGCAGAACCCACAACTGAAAGCGCAGCGTCTGGAGAAGCGGTATTGATACCTATTCGATTAGAGTCTCCATTTGCAACTAGCAAATTGGTGTTGACAACTAAACCATTCTTGACGACAAAATCTTTATCTGCCATTACGGTTCCCTTTCCCCTTCTGTGGCTATTTTATTTTTATTTATAATATCATACCAACTCAGGGGGCCATCCGTCAAAAGTTTCTACATGCAAATCAACAGGTGCTGATGGCCAGGTAAACTGACCTACAATAGGCCATCCTTCTTGGTTCGGCATGTCTCGTAATGCTTTTCTGTAATCACGCCACGTTTGTTTTTGTTCATCGTTATATGTTTCCCATCTATCAACTAAAACATACTTATCTGATGTTTCGAGATACACGTTTCTTCTGTGACGAATTTCTTCCTCAGTAGGTTGATAAGTCATTCAAATCTCCATTAAACAGCATTTGTGTAGTAATATTCGTGAATCCATACGACGCCGTTAGCTCCATTACCGCCAGGTTTTACGACAGGTGCCGTGGTATTATTTGACGATGCAGATCCCGACCCACCGCCGCCATAAAGGTCTCCGGTTACGCCGTTTGCAGGACTTCTGACAGATCCACCACCGGTTCCAAAACCCATTCCTGCAGATCCCCCTGCGCCACTAACTGCCAATGCCAATGCAACGCCGTTACCCCATCCTTGACTTCCTGCGCCACCAGTGACGTTCAAATCGCCTCCTGATGCACCGCCAGAAGTTCCAACAGTCGCACCGGTCGCGCCGCCTCCGCCCCGACCCAATACAAGTCCGTTTGTTGAGTTTGCAAAACTACTGTTAGTTCCTGTGCCGCCCGCACCTACCCAGGATGCGCCGCCCGCGCCGCCAATACCGACAACTATGTTAGATGTTGCACCCACTTGAGCATTTTGCAAAACCGCTACGGCAACGCCGCCTCCGCCGCCGCCTGCAGCACCCTGTGAGTTAGCAGCAGTTGCAAGGCCGTTAGATCCACCCCCGCCACCGCCACCACCTACGCAATACACCACTAATGACACCAAATTTGCATCTTTTGTGAATGTTGCGTTTGCAACGTAAACAGTTTCTTTGAGAGCAATCTTTGTAGTGTTTCCGAAAAATACTCCGCCGATAGAATTAGAGATCAATACCTGACCTGCAGTTCCTAATGCGTTATTCGGTCGCATTAACATACCACTATTTGCTTGAATAGTGATAACGTCAACAGTTGAGTTCGAACCGATGACAACGCCGCCGCCGGAATTCAACACAATATCACCTGCACTTGTGTTGCCAGTACTAATTGTTAGTGACGTTGTTCCGTTACCTGTTGTAAGGTTTGTTACTGAAATTGTGCTCATTATACTATACTCACTCTTGCACCTGTTTGAATTGTTAGTGTGACACCTGATGCGACTGCAATAGGACCTGTTGCTTGTCCATTTTCACCCGCAGCAAATGTTGTGTTTGTATTTAACGTGTTTGCATTTACACGGAAAATATTTTGACCCTGGGAAGCCAATGTGCCTAATGTTGTAGAACCGCCTTTGTAATACCCGCCGCCAACCGCAGTCGCCCAATGAGCGTTTCCAGTTGCACCTGAAGTCAACACCTGACCCGCAGTTCCGAATGAACCGTTGGCAGACAATGATTTTGTGAGGACAGCGTTTGCGTTAAATGTTACAATGCCGTCAAAATTATCTGCGGCGTCTGTTCTCGCATAATTGGCAGCAGCAACCCCACCTAGATGTGTTGCATTAGAAACAGTGCTGTTCGCAACTAACAATGTCCCCGCATAATAAGAAACGGCATTAACAACTGTAGAGTTTGCAGTAAATGCAGTCCCCACCGTAAACAATGCGGAGTTAACACTAGTGGTTACATTAGCAAATCCAGTGATCGTAGTGTTACCCGCAGCGAGCGTCGTAATTCCAGAAACTGCTCCACTGAAACTACCAGTATTAGCTGAAAGAACCCAGCGCTGTGTCGAGTTTCCTAATAAAATAGCATTTGATGATGGTGTGAAGCTTGTGCCGGAAATTACAAGGTTGCCTGATAATGTTCTAGAATCAGTATTTTGAACGTATGATGCAGCAGCAGTTCCACCCAAGAAAGAAGCATTGTTAGCAGCTATTGTTGCGATGTATGCGGCGTTAACAAAGGTTCCTGTGGTATTTGAAACAATGCCAGTATTAGCAAGAACATGAATACCTGTAGTGTTTACAACTGTCCCCACCCCACCAACGGCCACTAATGTGCCTGTGCTTGTTATCGGTCCGCCAGATATACCGTTGCCTGTCGCAACAGAGGTGACAGTTCCCACAGTGGGTGTTGTCCAATATACGTTACCTGCCGCACCAGAAGTCATTACTTGACCTGCAGTTCCTATGCTGCCATTTGCTGCAATAGTTCCGCCGAATGTAGCGTTAGTGGTCGTTAACGTTGTGTTGCCGACACGTAGTGCTGTTGTATTTGCTACAACGTTAGCTCCGACATGAACACCTAAGCTATTTGCTTGAACAATTGATGCAATGTTAGCACTTGTTGCGGCGTATAGCGTAGCGGTGTTAACCTGTCCAGATACGTTTGCATAGGTCAATGAAATACCATTAGCAGTTCCTGAACCTATGACAGGAGGAGCAGCAAATGTAGAACCCGCAAGATGTGTTGCATTAGAAACAGTGCTGTTCGCAACTAACAATGTCCCCGCTCTATAAGAAACAGCATTGACTACTGTAGAGTTTGCAGTAAATGAAGTTCCGACAGTATATGATGCCGCATTGACTGTGCCTGTGTGATAGGCTCCGGTTGTGTTAGCAATGAAGCTTGTCCCGACAGTTAATAACGCAGAGTTTACCGAAGTTGTTACGTTTGCAAATCCAGTGATAGTTGTATTACCAGCAGCAAGAGTAGTAATTCCAGAAACTGCTCCACTGAAACTACCAGTATTAGCTGAAAGAACCCAGCGCTGTGTCGAGTTTCCTAATAAAATAGCATTTGATGATGGTGTAAATGAGGTGCCAGAAATTACAAGGTTGCCTGATAGTGTTCTAGAATCTGTATTCTGAACATAAGAAGCAGCAGCAGTTCCACCCAAGAAAGAAGCGTTGTTTGCGGTCCCTATGAGCGTAGAAGTAACTGTGACGTTTGCTGGGAATGTGACATTTCCAAATTCATCTGTAGAATAAATGTTTCTTCTACCAGATGGATAACCGCCCCACAATTGAGTGTTATAGATAGCAATAGGGTTGCTAGGAAAACTTACATTCCAGGTCGGGATAAACAAAACATACACTTCATGAAAGTGAGTGCCGAGTGTGCCTGTTGGATGGAAAGGGATAGTGCTGAACGGTAGATAAAGATGTCCGGGCCATGAATTTACTTGAGTGGTTGAGCTAGTATGCTGAGTCCAAGATCCGCTGTCATGTTTCTTGAAGATTTGAACGGCGGTAGTATGACCTTGTGTTGCGAAATATGAATATAAAGAATTGAGATAAACATAATCTGTAGCACGAAATCTGATACGGAAGTAAGGAGTATTATAAGGAATAGTGATAGCTGATAAATTAACATCACCACCTACCAACCTACGTTTGTTTTGATCGCTAGCAAGAGTATCTGTCCAAGTTATGTCATCAGTAGAAGTTTCTACCCAGATATTAGCAATATTGAATCTGTCGGTTTTGTTAGTGAATTGCGCGTCAAATAGGGCAGCTTCGCGGACAGTGGGTGTGCCTAAGTTAGCTCTCGGAACGCCGGATGTTTGTTCAGCTTCAGCACCGATTTCAGTGAGTGACCATGTTATATTGTTAGTCCCGCTAAATGATTTTCCTGTGCTTCCGATTGTCAGAGTTCTTGCAGTCGCTAATTGTGTCGCGCTGTTTGCATTCAGCGTTGCAATATATGTGGCGTTGACGTATGTTCCTGTTGCGTTTGAAACGATACCAGTATTCGCTAAAACTGCTACTGTAGTGCTGTTGACTGTGATACCGTTACCTGGTCCTACATGCAAACCAGTAGAGTTACTTGTGATTAATCCATTTCCGGGTATAGCAAACACACCAGTGGAGTTTGATGACAACCCGTTATTCGCTAAAACGCTTATGCCTGATGTATTGACAACAACACCAGGACCCGCTGTGGCTACTAATGTGCCGGTGCTTGTTATCGTCCCGCCCGTGATGCCGTTGCCCGTTGCAACTGAGGTGACAGTTCCTACAGTAGGTGTTGTCCAATAAGCGTTACCGGTCGCACCGGAAGTTAATACTTGACCCGCAGTCCCGACACCGCCGTTTGCTGTTACTTGTCCACCTAGTGTCAGGTTAATTGAACTCACTACAGTGTTTCCAACGTCAACTGCAGTCGTGTTAGCAAATACGTTTGCACCTGCTGCGATAACTGTGGAGTTAACGACACTTGTTCCGATAGTAAGTGCTAAGGCAGACAAGTTTGCAGTTGATGTGCTGTTCGATACTTGAACCAATGATGCTGTCATCTGTGCGTTGACAGTTGTATTCGATTGCACTGCAACAGTTGCAGCGGTAATTCTCGCATTTGATGTAGAATTAGAAACTCGAATAAGAGCAGATGTGATATTAGTATTTGTGGCAGCGTCAGAATATACTTGAATGCCTGATGCAGTCACATTCGTTATTGATGTGCTGTTTGCAATTTGTAATAACGATGCAGTATGAGTAGAATTGACAGTTGTGTTTGTTTGTATTAACAGTGTTGTGTTTGTTGTTGCAACGTTTTCAACTGTGTTGCCAACGTAAACGGGCAATCTTGTAAATGTTCCGGCGTAACCTGTTTCAAGATATGTGTTACCTGTGAAACCGATAGCAACACCTTCAAGTGCGCTATTTGCGGCAATTATGTCAATTGTATTGCCGGTATAGAAAAATTTAGTGGTACCGCCTGTGTTACGACCGATTCTCCAATTTGCATCAGCAGATCCATTGAATAGAACAGAACCAGTGTTCGTTACAAAGCTAATGTTATTGCCAGTAAATGATATATTTGCTTGAAAAGTTTGGGTGTTTGTCCAAACATACTGTGCGTTCACGTTTACTGATGCTGTTGCTGTCGACCAGTATGTGGATGTTCCGTTAGTTGTTAAAAATTGGCCTGCGGTTCCTGTGCTACCATTTGCGCTTACTGCGACACCGCCGAAAGTAACGTTACTATTAAAAGTGGTTGGTACAGAAACACTAAAAGCACTAGTAATACTATTAGCAAAAATTGACCAAACAGCTCTCTGACCATACGCCGTATTTGTGCTATAGAAAACAAAATTATCGTCGCTCTGTTGACGAAATCCTACAGAGGCAGATGTGTTAACTGTTCTGAAAAAAATATTTTTGTCGTTATCGAGCGTGAGAGAGTTTGTGATACGCTGATTTACTAAGTTTGCACCGACTGTGATGAGTGTGGATCCGTTAGACGTGTATAGGATCTGGTCGGCCATATTGAGCGCGAACTCACCCGCGTCAATATACTGGGCATTGCCAGCACTTGTAACGTTTGCAGTTCTACCTGCTACGTTTGTGCGTTTGACTTGAATTTTATTATTGGCCAATTTTGGCACTCCCAGTCAAATCGGTATATACCGATGGGTTAAAATTATTCAGATGAAGTATTTACTTCACGAGCTTTCTTTTTATTCAATTTTTCTAGTTGAAGTTCCAACTCTTGTATTTGCTGTGCAAGCTTCACGTTAACAGATTCTGTGTATTTAATACGAGCTTCATTGAGGAGCCGATTTTTCGTCAGCTCCACAATTTCTTCAACTAGTCTTTCAATATAAGCATTGACAAATTCTGCTTGCATTATTAGAAGGTTCCTCCGTCAAGTGTGTCATAGACAAGTGCAGTTCCATTAGATTGTAGAACACGACCATCAGCACCTAGAGTCAATTCTGCGTAACCGTTAGTCGTGTTGCCGACCAAGATTGCCTGTGAGGTCATAGTTGCTTTGCCAGTACCACCAGAAGTTCCTGCTAGCGGTGTTGACAGTGTTAGAGTATTGGCGACAATCGCAACGTTCAAAGTAGAGTTTGCCGTGATTGCGATGTGAGTAGCATTTGCAATCAACCCAGTAGCACCGGCGCCACCTGTTCTGATATATGATTGCAACGTTGAATATGCGAAGTTTACGTTTGAAGTGTTTACTGTAGTTGTGGGTTCGGGGATGTTACCCGCAAACAACTTGAAGATACCGGAATCACTTTGATCACGGAACAAACCTGCCCAATTTTTCGTCAGTGTATTGCCGTATGAACCATAGAAACCGATGTCTACAGCGTCAGTGAATGTAGTAGTGTTGCTTTGATCTTTTGCAAGGACGATCAGAGGATCTTCAATCGCAAGAGTCGCAACGTTCATTGAAACTAGGTCGCCAAGAACTGTCAAGTTACCTGAAACAGTTAGGTCTTGGAATGAAAGCGCAGCAGAGTTTACAGCGACGTTACCTGAACCGTCAAACACGAGGCCTGTGCCGACCTTAACTTGTAGCGTAGTATTTGCGAGCAAACCACCTGTGGTGTTTGCGGCGACAGAAATTGCATCCGCACCAACGGTAATACCATTACCTTGTCCTACATCAAGCGTGACAGACCCTGATGATCCGCCCCCTGTCAAACCGCTTCCCGCAGTGACACCCGTGATTGTTCCTACTGCGGGTGTTGTCCAATAAACGTTGCCAGCAGCACCTGATGTCAACATTTGACCTAATGTGCCTACGCCGCCATTAGCGTTAACTTGTCCACCTAATGTCAATAGGACGGATGTCATGATGCTATTGCCGATGTCAATCGCAGTGGCATTTATGAAGTTGTTAGTACCGACAGCGATGGCGGTTGTGTTTTGAACAGTAATACCAGCAGCGAAGCCGATTGCTGTGTGGTTGGCAGATGCGGTTGAGTTTGCAACTTGAAGCAAAGCAGCAGTATGTGTGGCGTTTACAGTTGAGTTGGATGATATGCCAATAACTGTCGTATTGCTGGTTGATCCTGCAGTTGATTGACCTAAGCCAGCCCCGACGACAAATGAAGAGTTAGTGGTAACACTACTGGTCACAGTTAATGTGTTAGCCATGCTAACAGCGTTGGTAGCTTTATTGTAAGTAAAACCTACGGCACCCGCTAATGAGCCGTTGTCATTGTATTGAACTTGTGTGTCTAATCCCGCGACAGACGCAGTTTCATCCGCCCAGAATGAATTTGCTCCGGCACCTGCACTTTTAAGAACTTGTCCTGCAGTTCCAGTGGATCCGTTAGCATTCAACTGAGAAATTGCAGCGTTTGCCACAATGATTTTATCAATGCCTGAAGTCGCGTTAGCAACGAGAGCCTGATTTGCTGTCAACGTTCCTGGGAATCTTTTACCTGCAATAGGTTCAATCGCACCGTTTGCTCCGATGAACAGCACATCACCGTTGCTTGTAAACGCCATTTCACCGTTAGCCAGCGAGCCAGGTACTGCTGTAGTTAGCGAACGTTTAATTTGAATTAGGTTATTGGCCATTTCTTATTATTCCTTTTTTTTATAGGACCAACATATTATAATTCTTAGAAATCTCCGCCATCCAGAGGTCCATCAACGTCCGTAAAATCTAATCTTTGCACTTCATATTTATCAGTTGCTGGGTTGTAAATCAAAGTAGACCCTGCTGCTGGAATCGGTGTTTCAACTACGTCTTCTAATGTATCCAACCTTCCAGTAACTACTGCAGTTTGGTTTTTTATATTTATTGTTGTTGTAGGATTTGTTGGAGTAGCGAAAGACGGGCGGACAATGATGCCGCCCGTGTTTGCATTAATCTTTACTCTAATCGTTGACATTATCGTGTCACCTCGGGTGTTACTGTTACTATGCCTTCGAGTATTCTCAATACAGTATTTGACGGATCTACTAATTCTAAATCGTAAACATATCTACCTGCAACAATATTTGCAGTTTGTGACGCGGTTAATGATATAACTAAAGAACCGTTACTCAATGTAGTTGTGAAACTGACTGAATTTGAACTAGAATAATGTTTGCGAATTTGACCTCTTGCCGTATAATTAGACACGTCAACAGGTTCGTCATTATCATTAAGTAAGTCGATACCTGAGGAGAAGGTAGTTCCTTGATCAATCGTGATATTAGCTTTCTGTGCCATATTACACCGCCACTGAGGTTCTTTGATATTTGATTACATTGTTTGCTAGTGTCGGGGTCACAAATAAACGAACAGTTCCTGAAGCGACGTTTGCATCAAATTGCCCGAGAGTGGCAGTTGAAACTAAAGTTGCATATTCAGTCACTAGTGCAGTAGTTCCATTCTGTAACAACATGATTTCTGTTGATTGATAATCGTTATTGTTAGTATTGTGTATAGAAATCAAATACTTACTAGTTCTAAACTCTGTGGTCGGGAACGAATCGACAATTTGTGCATCAGTATTTGTTGTAGTGTAACTAGTTGTTTTTACTTGACCGATTCCATTGTGCATTGTTATGGTTTGTGAACTAGTATTACCTATGAACGTGTTAGACATTATCGAGACGTTTGTCGAAGTCGCGACTGATCCGCCACGAATTGTCGTAGCAGTTAAAGTGTTTGCACCGAATATACCGACTACGAATCCGTTGCCGGTCGTGAGGTCACCTGCAGTATTCGCTTTTACTGTTACAGTTTCAGCGAAAGTTGTTGCGACTTCATTAGTTTTTGCGATCCACGAACCGAATGTGTCAGTTGACGTTTGAACGTTTGCTATTGATCTTGACATTATTTTTTCTCACAAAATTCTTTAAAAAGTTCTCTTAATTCGGCAAATTCTTTTTTCAACCAAGTGATTTCATTTTGAACGTCACGCATCTGTTTAATGCGCTCTCTTTCTTGAATGTAGGCACTATAATCTCGATTGTTTGTGTTGACAACAACTCCCGAGTTTAAATCTTTCGAATAACCTTCTGCGTTAGTTTTGTGCATCATTTTAAGATGTTACTCCTACTGCTCTAATGTCATCGACTCTAGGAATTGTTGTCGGGAGGACGTTTGAAGATGGGCTGTCGACTTGTGAAATATCAGCCAAGAAAACAAGCTTCAACTGTAAAGTGTCGTATGTATCATATTCCATCATAGAAGAACTATAGTAACGAGCTACGTTATCATTGTTCCTGTTGTTGAATGCCTGTAGCGGATAACCCAGTGCATTTATTGAACTGTTTCCGACTCTACCGATAAATCCGACCTTCAAACCACTGCCTGTAATATCAGCATTGCCAGTCGGTGAACTGATAGTGAATTGTGTGTCGCTATCAACAGCAGTCACAACTGAAATCGCATAACTGTTCGGGAATAACGGCGAATAAATTTTCACCAAATCATCCACTTGCAAGTTTGCGGTTGCATTGGTTGAGAAAGTAGTTCCGGTTCCGATTACAGTGACGGTGCTTGTGGTTGCGACATTCACAGTCCCTGCGAGGTCAAATGCGACATTAGGGGAGTTCTGGAAACCGAATTCCATTTCGATGTAATTGTCCGCGGCAGCCGATGAACTGTATATGTTACCTGATCTCAGTTCTAACATAGTCCAATCTTTGTCATCAAACGCTTCAGGGTCTTTACTATTATGGACACGAGCAAAAACTTTAATGTCTGTGTTCAAAGGTCTGTATGCAGTCAAGTATACGACTAAATCTTCAGCGAAACGTTCATTGTCAAAATTGATTTTTTTCGTTATGTGCTTTGAAGCAGCATTTCCGTAATCAGTGTTTTCATTTGAATAATCACCGTTTACATTGAATTTGTCATAAGTCATAACTAAATCAGAAACTGATATAGATACGAAATCATTGTTTGACACTGTGTCAATTTCAATGATGCCACTACCGGGAGTAGGGGTGGCATTTACTGCACCAGTACCGTCGTTTTTAATGACAAACTCATTCGATCCTGAGACAAGCACTGGTATATTGCCGTAGTCGATGTATTTTAATTCAGAACGATTTATCGGGATTTTTTTGACATTTCCGGATGCTAGGCTGCGATAAGAAGAACCTAGGTAAGTTGCGTTGTCGAACAACACATAATATGGCGTGTAAAATCTGAAATTAGTTGACGAACCTGCGAAGGTTGTAGTGTTACAAAAAAAACTGAAATTATAGAATTCTAAATTGACAACGCGAATGTCATTGAATACGCCGCCAGTACCGAACTCAGTTGCTGTAGAAGTTCTTCCGTCATATTCACCGCGCAACACGGTACCAACAGTGAACGACAAGTTGCCGTTTATGCCGGCAGTTGATCCACCGCTGTTATTTGAAATCGTGAATGTCAGATTTGCTGAATTAGAGAATCCTGCGCCCACGTTGGATAGATGAACTGCCATAATGGCACCAGTGCTTACGTTGACAACTAAATTCGCCCTACCAACATATCCACCAGTCACTGAACTAGTGTTCTCGAAACCGCTGATGGTGACATAATCTGTATTACTATAACCTGTTCCACCTGTGACAACTGAAACAGAATTAATCGTCCCGTTCACAAATCTGTTTGTGGCGTTTGCATTAGAGTTATTCAACATCAATATATCTTGAGTAACTCTTTCCCTTCTTTTAGGTATTGTGGTTGCGCCGTAATTGAAATATTGCATCTGTTCTACTGTTGAAATTTCAGCCACAGGTGATTTTATGAAATATGCTGCTGTGTTTGTGAAATCAGTTGCGACATCAAGAAGCAATTGTGTATTTGAAACAATACTTACAACTTTTCTGATGTTTGTGTTTCTACCTTGAGAGGGGTGAGTGCTCACGATAACAATATATTCTTCATCAGAGCTACCTGATGTGTATACGTCATTCCATGAGAACGCAGAGCCGTTAGGGTAGTTAGAATTTGCTGTGATTACAGTATTACCTTTTGCAACGGAAACAGTGATTCCGTTAGCAGACCCGCCCGGGTAAAACACAGTATTCTGGTATACTCTTTCGCCACCAGAAATTCTTTGAATGTTTGATGTTTTTCTGTCGTATGCGATAAATTCAGGTGAACCTGCACCAACTGAATATGTCACCTTTCCCGCTGTATAAACAATGTTTGCAATAGCTTGGCTTGTAGACGTTTGTATGATTTCTACATTAACTGGCAAACTGCTAGCAATTGAATTGTTACCTATCGGAACACCATTGACATAATATCTTGCAACGTTGACCTCAAATTTCAAATCCGTATCAGTAGAAGGTCTCCATGAAGGTGTGACTACATCAGGTTTTGTCGCGTCTTTAACAGTTGATAAAGACTGCCTTGACAACGTTATGCTGTTATAGTAGTTACCTACGTATTTACCTGAGGGACCGGGGGATACGGTATTAGTACCAACCAATAAATCTCCTTGCTTGCTTGTCCAAAGTTCAAAAATTTCATTCCCATCAAATATGCCTACAAACGCATATTCTTTGTTAGTCTTAACCTTGACAGGTTTGTCGAATTTGAATTTAGTTGTTCTTGATGCATCAGCCGAATTTTGGATATCAGTATATTCTACAGTAGAAATTCCTAGTGGTCTGCCGTTAATATATGATAGAACGTTGGGATTTTTGCTGCCGTCAACTTCGCACAGAAATATTGTGACCCCAGGGCCTTCTATGTTGGATTTATTACCTGCGAACGCAGGTTTTCTTTTGAAATACAAATCAATGGAAGATAAATCCACTTCTTTTGCATTTTTAATTGCCTGTGAATCTATAAAAAATGATTGTGCAAAATTAAAAATGACGTTATCCATGTTATTATTTTCCTCAGAAATCTTTAAATTGAACAAGTGACTTCGCACTTGAATTCTGTGCTCTTACTTCAAATAGTGCATCACCTGGCGGCTCTTCGAGTGTCAAGTATTTCTTCTTAAAAAATATAAGAAAACGCTTTTTCTTTATCGTATACTTAACTTCCATTTGAAATCTAAATTTCAGATTTCCCTTTTCATCCGATACTAAAGTAGTACTGGATATATCAGGCCCAGGCATCAAAGACTTGCATTCATTAATCATTTTTTTATTTTTGTAATAAAAATCATGTTTCGTTTTCGGTTTTAATCCCGAACAAGAAACTTCAAAACTTAAAGGTTTTGTCTGTATGTTAGCCATTGTTATTACTCATTGTTATTCTGTCTATTGACAAATGATTTTGACGCAGTTTTGTTCGGGGAATATACAGCATGTGAGACCCTATTAAATTCTGTAACTAATGTCAATTTTGTCAGGAGTGACTGTCATTCTTCCTGTATATATTACAGGTTGTGGGACGGTATTGGTTACCCCTGTGTTAGTAGTGACACCGTTGGATACCACAGTACTATTTATAGGATATTCAATTGCGTATCTCCAAACTTGAGAGTAATTCGTAACCTTTATTGTGTAATTCACACCATTTGCAGGATTGTGTGTCCATGAAATTTTGAAAGAATCTTTGACAACCGGGTCGCCGCTTTTAGTAGAAGCTACAAAATTTTTGAACGTAATGCCATTAAACCATTTACCCGGAACGACATTCGACTGCAATTTGGTTTTGTCAGCAGCAGTTAAGTTTGACAGATGTGTCGAATTTGACTGTCTGATTAATGTATTGCCTTGGTAAATTTTTATAGCATCTGCACCGCTGTAAAAATGACCATACAATGTAACCGGGGCAGAAACGCTAGAAAGTGTGAAATTAAATGTTTCACCCTTACCTCTACTAGGTTCTTTCCGGACCGCCCATGTGTTTGCAGCAACAACAACTGTATTAGGTGTCGTATTAGGGGTTGTATTAGGTGTCGTATTAGGTGTCGTATTAGGGGTTGTGTTAGGGGTTGTATTAGGACGCGGAGGTGCAGGATTTGTGGCGTTTCTTTGTGAAACAACGCTATATTCAATATATTGCTGATTGATAGTCGTCACAGGACTTGACAACGTTATGATTTCCTTTGTAGGCATAACATCATCCTGATCTACTGTAGCAGAATATGATTTGTGATCGTCTTCAGTATATTTGTTTGTAGTGAAGTCGTCAATGAAGAATCCATATTTAAATCTTGATAATTTCGGATCAATTGACGATGGTATCACACGGTCTTTCATATTACTTTCTAACAATGACAGTGAGACATAATATTCCAAGTCCTTGATTCTTCTGTCAAGATTTCCAATTGCTTCCATCGTATATCCGAATGGTTGTTCCTCTTCGATTTCAGAATTGGTCAACGGCGTCGTGATAGTTCTGTTTCTAATCCTTACGTTTGAGCGATTTTCGTTTGCAATATTTCTGTCGATAATTTGTCTGAAATTGTCAGAATAATTCATCGGCGCATTGGGGTATGGCATAACGACTAAGTTATTCAATCTCAATGCATACGAAGGAGTGTCGGGAATTTTTGCGTTTTGCATATTCACAACAGGAGTTCCTTTGACGACAAAAATGTCACCGTCACGGTCAGCAAAGACAGAATCAATTCTTGCTAAATATTGTTCAATGTTTGTTTTGAACAAGCTTTGTGGCAATGGGAATCTCTTGTCATTGGCAGGATCAGCTGTGTTTCCGAATGACAGAGCGTAAGTTGGATTCAACGGTGCGCTCGCAGGAGCTGTGTTAGGAGAAACAGTATTTGCGGCTCTAGGACGGAAATCAATCGTGCCCATCAAGTCATAGTATTTGCCTTGTTTAGTGAAAACTTCAGGAATTTCAAAGCTGTTATATGTTGTTGTCAAATTAGAAAGAGGTAAACTGTCATTTGTTGTGACTATTTCAACATTAGAATCTTGTGTATATGACAATGTATTCAAGAAACCTGAATCAGTTGACGTTCCGTAATCAAACTCAACAAGCAAATAATCGCTCGAAGTCAATGACAACGAAGAACCGGGTGTCTTATACAGATAACTAAGATCATAGAAGTTTTCGTTCTGATTGTGATCAATAAAGAAATCTTCTGTTACACTAGTAGATGATGTATTTACGCTAGAACCTCCGATATAAACCGAACGTAGACGGAATGCATCAGGGACACCCAAACACCAAGGACCTACAGTGTTGCCTCTTGCGGTTGCAAGATTGTATTTCACAAAAACTTTACGATTTGCATTTTTAGTCAACGGAGTAACGTCACGGCGTTCAATATCAACACCTAAGCTAACATTAGCAGCAGTAGAAGTTGTCGAATCGAAAGTCATGTTAGTTCCGTTTGCGTAACGGAACTGGATATTCAATATGTTACCATTTGCGTTTACGTTAGCTGAATGGCCGTTTTGTGTTGCAACCAATCTAGATCCCAGTTGAATAGGAACATTTCTAGGAAAGTATCTGTAAATTTTAGAATTGACGTTGGCGAAAGAACTATTAGAATCCAACACCATCAAAGTGTCGCTAACGACTGAAACGATTCTCTTGATAGCGTTAGCGGTCGCATTAGGTGACAGGAATACATAATCCCCTTCCTGGAAATCGGAGATAAATGTAGTTCCAGTACCGGTGACGTTTGCAGACGTAGTATTTACGCTACCATTTCCTGCTGCTGCTGCGAATGCAGTTAATGCGTTGCTAGTAGGAACGACATATATCTTCCTTATTTCAGAATCAGAAATCACACCTGTATACGGGTAATAATCACCCACAATACCTGATATATCTTTAGTGATCAAACCTGTGTTTGCAGCAGTAATAGTTTGGTCAATTGTTCTGTAAGTGTAATAACTATTAGAAGTTGCCTTCAAAGAATATACGCCAGAATCAAACAAAAGCGTTTCTTTATTTACACCTTCAATAACTGCTACGTTTTGATTTAAAGTTGCGTCCAGTGTCAATCGGATGTCAGCGATACCTTTATTTGTTCCGTCATAAAATACTGATTTGACATCACGGAAATTCTTACCCGCATTCATGTTGACGTTAAACAAATACAACTTGTAAACAGCGTTTGCAGTTCCCGGTGTCCCGTCAAAATAAATCATAGAACGCATCCTTGCGGTCCCGATTTGTGTCCCTACCGGATTTGTATTTCCTGTTGTGGCAGCAGCTGCGTTGGTGATGAACTGTTTCGCAGTATTATATAATTTTACAACATCACCCGTGCTGAATTGAAACAACCCACCCACTTCTCTAATGCGGACATAATTGCCATAATCGAGCGAAACAGTTTGATTGTTTGTCGCGGAAAAGTCAGTACCTTTTGACACATCAATAGTATAGTTTGATTTAGTTTCAACACGATAACCATCAATGTATGCGATGCCTGGGTCAATAACAACAGAATAACTATTACCCTCAAATGAACTATTTGTCGTTGAGCTAGTCGTTACTTGGAATCTGTTAATAACGTAATCACCGCTTTCATCAGCGGTTCTTCTGGCCATTTCGTCGTTAATTTTGTTGTATGCCGTTTGTTGATTCTGCTTGAACGGACGACCTTCTGACCATTCTACAAGTGTGAAGAAGTTATCATTTGAACTAGCTTCATCAGAAGTTTTTATGACAAGTTCAGGATACAATTTCAGACGATTTGCACCCGGTGCGTTTTCATTCTCAGTCCCTGTTGCATTGTCTAGCAATGAAGTATCAATATTACTGTCAACAATTGATTCTGCAGTATCAAAACCTACAGCAACAGAGTTAGGCGTTTGCGTATATTTTGACACAATAACAGTTTGCGGTGAAACTCTTGAAAAGAATCCCTTTTGATAAACGACACCTTCAGATACACCGAATGCATATCCATTACCGACACTCTCCGACACTGATGCGACTTGGACGTTTGCGTAGTAATTTTGCGGCTCTAACACTAGTGTATTTGATGTTAAAGAAGAATTGTTGGCAGATTTTACAGTCACATACGGATTTGTCGTATAACCAGCGCCACCTGATATTACGGCAATGTCAATAATTTTTCCGGTAGAATCTGTAGTCAATGTGCTTGTCAAACCTGCACCAATCAAACCTTCAACCTCAGCAGTAACTGTGTTAGAAGAGTTTCTCACAGGTTCTGCATTAGCAACGGTCCACATCGAAACGTTTGCTGCAAGATTTGCCAAATCACCCGCACGAGGTCTGATACGCAAAATGACCTGATTGCTTGAAGCGAGAGTTGACGTGTCGATGCCTATAATTTGGACGTTCGCACCCGTTGTCGGCTGATATAGATATTCTGCGTTAGTGAACGTGCCAGATGAAACATTAACTACGAGTGCAGGTGAGACAATCACTTGATCACTATTAGAAAATGCTACGCCGCCATTAGTAACTTTAACTCTAAACACAGGGTAAGTAGGATCATAAATTGTGATGACCTCACCCGCAACAAACGAATTAGTAGAGCCGTTACTTCCTGCGTTGTTGTAATCTAAGTAAAGGGTTTTCAAATCAGGGTCTGTTGACTCGAAACCATCTTCATAGTTTATGATAAACGCATTGACACCATTAATCGACAAAGAACTTTTCGCAAAATAACCCACATAATCCGAAGGTATTACTTGCAAACCGTCTTTTTGGTTGTCAAGTATTTTAATATATTGATATGTCGGGTAAAAAACAAAATTACATCCATCAATGATGGTGCCACGTTTGAAGATGTTGTCTCCGAAACGTTCTATTTGCTTTTGAAGAATAGTCTGGAATTGATTTAACTCTCTTGCCTGCACAGAGACTCCGGGACGGAACAAAATCTTATAGAAATCTTTTGTTTCTTCGTAGTCATCGAAATAAGGGGAAATGTTTAAATCTGTCTCTAGCGTCATGTTTTTTGAACCTTAAAATTCGAATATAAATCTGATGATTTCGGCCGCAGTATTGCTTCTACTTATAGAATCAATTTTTTCAATATACATCACTTCGCCGCTGCCAAATACTAACTCTGGTGAATATTTATTAACAACGTTAGCGGTTGCAGAGCTAACTGACCCGATTAAATCGTAGCCAGAATTGAACACACCGGTTTGATTTGTGACATAATAATTCAATGAAACACCGTCATCCACTGATGAATGTAGATATGCGTTTGCAAACTGTTCGACAAACAACCCGGATTCACTTTGATAAACTAATTCATCAGGATTGAATGTTCCGGCGACTCCAGAAACAGTATACTTATACATCTGAACAAAATTGTCAAAACCTTTGTTCACATTGTTTCTATTGATGGTTGTCACTGTTGCAGTAGCACCTGATTCAGAACCAATTATGAAATCGTCTGTTTTAAACACACCTCTAACGTTTGAAACTAACAGCGACCCTACTGCGACTGAAGTTATAAACCCTTCAGTAGAGCCCACACCCGATAATGTTTCTGATGTTATTGTGTAATTTACAGCCTGTGCTTTCGCGGTCGTATTCGCAAATGAGACATTAGAGTCTAATACAGCATTTATGTTGTTTGCTATGCTGACGACTCTTTTTATTTGCCCGCCACCCGAAGAATTGCCATATACAAAAACATGTGAAGAATTTGCAATCAATTCTGTCAAAAACTGAGTCCCGTTTCCTACCATGTTAGCTGAAGTTGTATTGACAGAAACATTGCCCGTGAGCGTAGTGAATGTTAATGCGATGTCGGAAATCGAAGACGTAATATTGGTCTTATAAATTGACGTAGCAGTGCAGCTGTAATAGTTATTCTGGGTAGTCGTGACGTATGAAGAGTTTACAACCGAATTTACAACAGCCAATTGATATCCGCTGTCTGTTTTGAAGTAAATGTATTCACCACTTTTCAATTGATTTGTGAAATCGGCATCAGCTATAACGGTCGTATCAGTTGAAGAAATTGTCGCGTTATCACTGATTCTAACACCCTCAACTTTGTAAATTTGCTCATTAGGAATGAAGTTGCCATTGGATGCCGTATAGTTAATCAAAACGTTACTGAACATAGGGTCTTTCAGCAATCCCACTGTTCTATATTCATTCATACGAGGTATGTCTATATCAGTGTTGGAAAATCTAGTACTGACACAAACTCTTGTCGCACCCAACTCACTAGCTGCGTCATAACCATGCCCGCCAGGGGGTGAATACACGGGTCTAATAACTGCAGTGTTGCTGACACCTACAACATCATCTGTCAACACAGTAGCAGTTGCAAATTTATAACCTGAACCTATATTCAACATTTCGATGCGTTGAATGGTATTACCTGCACTGTTAATAACAGCTCTAGCTTCTGCTTTTACGGATTCTGTTCCGTCGCCGATAATTTCAACACCTGGAAAAATTTCAAAAACAGAATCAGCTAACAAGGGTGTTGAGAATGGCGTCTGCAAATAAATTGCTTTTACAGTTGAATTGACTACATAATTAGTAATTTTTGAATATTGACCCGCGCCAGTCCCTGCAGAAATATACACGTAACAATCGTTGTAGAATCTAGTTACAGTATTAGCTGTCTGAGAAGCGTTGATAGAGTATATTAAACTGTTGCCGCCAACTTTCAAATCTTCAGATCTGAAAGTGCCATTGCAATAATTGTCATATCCACGACCAGCAGCCTCAACCTTTATGACGTTGATAACGCCCTCTTGTGCTGAAGAACTAACTTGCGTATTAGGCACAACAGGGAAATAGTCTGATGTTGCAAACTTTCTAACTGTGCTGTCGTTAACAGAATACATATATTTCCAACTGTAACCGTCAGAAGTTTGATATATTTCGTCAGCTACATCAACTTCACTATATTCGGGTTGAACAGTCGAAGGCGCTCCGCTATTGTTGTCTAAAACTTTGAATACGTGATAAAACGCACCGGAATTCACGACAGCGTAATATTTACTGTCAAAGAATGCAATATTTGCCTCACCGACTTTATCGTCATACATAGAATAGACAACGTTTGACTGATAATCATTTCTATTAATCATCAATCTCACATCATTCTGTGATATTCTTTTGCCGTAAATCATATTACGATATACGTCGATATGTGTCTCAAAAACAGAATCAGTAGGTTGAGGAATGTCACTGGTATTCGCATACTCCAAGTGATTACCGATGAACACATAATAAGCCGTATTAGCAGGCTCAGTGACTGATTCTATCAATTGTCTTGCGTTATGCAAACGACTAGTTTTGGTTATTAACTTTTTTGAATCTGCCATTTTATTCCGTCGTTATATCAGATATGATGTTTAGTGAGGTATTTGCAACTTCAGATAATACAGTCGCGGAGAACATCTTAGTTCCAGATACGTGTAAAATGTTCTTGAGCATCTCCGAATATTTATCAACACGAATTGGTGATCGAATTTCATATGAGAAATCTTGATAATATTCGCCATCAAATATTTTTTTGTCAGCGCTCAATTGCCCATTTCTATTTCTATAGAACCCTTCAGAAATTCCTCGTCTACCTAAATTTATTTTAGCGGTGCCGCTGCGAATTCCGTCCTCTGACGTGAAAGTTGCGGTTTCATCTTGTATGTATCCGAACCCAGCGTCAATAATTTCCAGGGTGTTTACAGAACCCGACGCTGTTTGCACATTAGTCTGGACAACTGCATTCAAACCTATCTGCAAGATGTTTTTAATTTCGGATATCGAATCAATATTTGCAGTGACACCCGATGCTCGTCCTATTAAAGCAGAACTCAGATCGAAAGTATTTTCGAACGTAATTCTTTTGACAGAAATATGTGATGAGTTTGAACTTTTAACAATACCTGTTCCGCCGACAGCTTGATACACTACTTCACCTACAGTGAAAAAACCTCCAGCAACGTTTGAAATTTGCATTTCAAAATCATGCAAATCAAAGCTAGAAATCAAAGGATCATAAACGGTGACAAAAGGTGCGTAATCGTAATTCTTACCTGGGTTGATGTCAATCAGAGATGAAATACCGCCGATAGTCAATGTAGTGTTCGAAAATATGTCTTTCAAATATTGTGTGCTGAGATTAGCAGACGGAAATTTAGGAAACCCGTAAGCGGGCACATCCAATTTAATGGTCAAATATGGCTGAACTTTATCTGACGTTATCGTAATAGACTCAGGGAAAGTGAATGTGTTTGACACAGAGAAATTAGCCAAAGATCCTGTACTAACTCTAACAAGCGTAGCGTTAGAGAAAGAATTGACGCCGTAAACAAAATTGTTCTCAGTCGTCACAAAGGTATTAGAAATGCTTATGACACCTATTTCAAGATCTAGTTGCGCTAAGTTTGCTGTTTTGCCTGAAACAACGCCGTTTGCGTGTCTAGTTCTGATAGGTTGAGCACCATTAACAACAAACACCCCTACGGTATTTGCAGTAACTACAGTCGCGTTTGAACCCGCCACGACAACTGACTGTATTCTAGAATTTGCAATTTCATCGTTATCTGCGTTCAACTGATAAATGTAGTCAGTGTTTAAAAAATTCGAAGAACAGTTAACCAATTTCAATGTATTTCTAGTTGACACACCCATGACATTCGCAGTCGCTGATTTATCAGTCCTAGAAGAAATGTTTGCGTTGATAGCATTCCCTGATGTGTAAATTTTGTTGTTTGTCGTAACTGTAGCACATTTAGCCGATACGTTAGAAAACCCGATAGTTTCTTGAATAGTCATGAATGTGGCATTGACGACCGAATTTACAGTTTTGATGACATAGTTCGTTGAATTAGTGAAAAATGCAACTTCATCACCGTAAACAAAATTGCTACTAAGTGCTGTTCCTGTCCCGACAATTGTTTTAGTGCCTAATGATTGTATGATGACGTTTGACGAAGTGAAATTGGCGTTTGTTGCGAGCGTCATTTCCGTCGTGTTTGCAATTGATTGAACAATATTCTCTTGTGTGTCAGTCAAAACATTGTTAGAATTGTAGGCAAACATTTTAATGATTTGCCCTGCAACTAGATCAGACGTGTATGATGTTGAAACGCCAATGACCTTTGTGTTGTTTTGTGTAGTAGTAGAAGTGCCCAGAATTGGTGTATCAACAGTTGAAACTGAAACTGTCCCGGCTAAATTTGCTGCAGGTTCTAATACAGGTCCTAATGTATTTACAAATTCAGAAACATATACCTCGCCGTTAGTAGAACCGTTTGACGTGTAATTCAGGACTCTGCCTCTACCTGCAACAACGCCATTAGAATAATACGTTGACAGGACAGCATTATTGACTAAATTCAAAGTCGCACTGGCGTTGATCAAAGAAACGTTTGCAAGCGGTTGCTTGATTGTTTCAAAAATTTCAAAACTGAAATCAGTAGTATTCGAACCTGCAACAACATTAGATAAAAACAAAACTTTTTCTGAAATGATAACATCAGAGTTTGTGGAATAACCCCAACCAGAATCAGTCAAATCATATGACACAGCGCCTGTCAAGTTCGAAATTGACGAGACTCTTGCTTTACCTTGTAGGCCGTTGTTTGAAGTCAAGTTGACAATATCACCCACTTCAAAATTGATTCCGCCAGTGATAACCTGTAAGGTTGTCATAGAACCTATGATTGTCGGTGTGTTTTTCAAACTAGAACCGATCAGCGTAATCAACTCTCCAGTTTCAAATTCTCCGGTTATTGCAGAAATGTAATAAACGTGAATAAACTTAGATTTGATTTTTCTTCTGATGTATCTTTCGACAAACGCAGTCGCCTTAGAGTTAACACCTTGTATGATTTTACCCACAAATTCGATGTTATAATCACTGTTTGTTATTTCAAGATATCTAGGTCTGACCCATTTGCCGTCAGATAAACGGAAAATATCTTCGCCGGGATAATAAACTTCCGCGGGTGCCCCGAACACAGCTCTGAAAAATAGATCCACTGATCTCTCAGTGCCTTTAGATCTATACAAATCTAAAGAATGTTTCACTAGATTTTTTGTTTGTGCAGCAGTGTCAAATTGAATTCCGTCGAGATATTTTTTCTTAAAATTCAAAACATAATCGTCAACGGTCATGTCAATGTCTGAATAATCAGACAATCTTCTAGCGTGATACAGAACATTGTTTGATTCTTCCATCCATTCGTAATAACTTGTTACGAACTCAACGAATAATTCCCCCTCTTCACGATAGACGGAAGGGAATTGCGTTTTGATGAATTGTGAAATGTTCTTTTCTATAGTTGACATTATTCTCTAATAGCCTCTACGTCCAAATTAATTTCGTCAGATTCAATAAACAAAATTTCATTTTTAGTAATGACAACATCCTTTTCGGCAGGGGTGACGTATATTTTCAAAAAGTTTCCGTCATAAGAGTCGATCAAGAAGTTTGTCAATTGAATTTTGCCTGTATCGTAATTTACAGTGCCTACTGTTCTAATTATCGTATGCTCATCGTCAGAGACTTTAACCAATCGCAATAGCCCCGCGCCGTTATCTTCGATTTCACACTTTATGCCATTGAACGTGATCGTAGAAGAGCGAACAGTGTGCGCGACTTCTATTTCACCCTGGGAAACTGATCTATCTCTGACAACCCTATCAAGCACGTAATAAGTTTTTCTCAACGGCATATTGAAATTCACGTCAATATTTTGAGATCTGCCTAAAAGAGGGGCAATCTTCTTGTAAGCAAACAAATCAGTTTGGTTTGAAACAATACTAGGATCCACGTCATCAATCACTGTTGTCAACTTAGAATAGCGTAATGTCGATTTGAAGTCATTCAAGAATGTCTGTGCAAATTCGTTCACTGCTAAAGTTATCGAAGTTTCTAGATTTTGAGCAGTTCTTGCTGTGTTGTTGACGTTGTATTTTATCTTTGAATTGACTTGGACATAAGTGAACTCGGGTTCGACAAAAATAGGATCAATAGACAACGGAACACGAGATTTCAAGAAACTGTAATATTCTTGCTTCTTAGAATCAGGTAATCCGTTCACATTCGCAATGTCAATCGCAACAAACACACGTCCGTATCTTGGCGGACTCATTTCCTCGCCGCCATACACAGAGATTGCACCAATTTCGGGGAATTGCATTTTCAACAGCGTTTCGTAGTCATTTGCAGTCACAGCACGCTCTTGCGTCTGGAAATGTCTCGGTGCGTAATAACGAACTGATTCTATGCTTTCAGAGTTAGACCCATTAACAGCAAATGCCGAATCTGATGTAGGTGAATAATTATTAGTCGCAACCACAACAGCGGATGTCAACTCTGATGAACCTGTGGGGTCAAAATTGGGTGCAAACGTTCTAGCTCCGTTTGCCTCTGCGCCTGCAGTAACTCTGTAATCGAGAATGACCGTGCTTCCAATCAAAGGTTTTCTGCCCAACACATCGTCGCCAAAAACGACTTCATATTTTCCATTGTATGATGTTTGTATGAAATAAACTTCTGAATTTTCATTCAAACCCAATAATGTTTTTGCTTGTTTGAAAACTTTAGGAACTGTCGAATTATTCTCATAAACTAAAACAACCAATGAGTCGGTGTCGATATTATCATTAGTTATTTGATATGAATTATTTTGCGCTTCGACCACATAACTATCTGCCACGTAACGACCTTCATACACGTCAAACGTCGCAGTGAACGAAGTATTAGGTGAAGTCAATATTTGATCTGATACAACGCTGAACACATAAGAATTTTGTTTGACAACTGCATTGAATGTTTCACCTTTACGAATAATGTAAGGTTGACTCACACCTGATGCTGAGAATGATATAGTTAAATTTGCGACAGCACTTTTAGCAGATCTGGGCAGGTAATTCAATTCTTTGGCATGTGAATAAACAGATTCTTTAAGTTGAGCGCTATCTAAAAACGCCTCTGAACCTATCATGTTCAAATAGAATGCATTCTTGTATGTGTTATACGACAGAATTTCTAACAACACATTCATAGACGAACTATCAAAGTTATAATCTTTGAATTGGTCTTGTGCTGATAAGTGGTCACGCAAACTGCGCTTGATAGTTGCGAAATCTAAGTTTACGAGATTTATTGATGAATTTGACATTCTTATCGAACTCTTTTTAATGTTAAGTCAAGTTGTTGTAATTCAGGAATATTTATTATTCTGAAAAAAATGTTAATCTTGTATTGAAGATTTTCAACGTCAGGGATAACTTGGATTTGAACTATGTCAACTCTGGGTTCATAATTTTGAATGCACTCTTCAATCGCATTTCTAATCATGTTCGCGGTAACAGAATCTACCGGGTCAAATAGCATTGAGGTCAGGTTAGACCCCAACGATTTTTGATGAAGTCGTTCACCTTTATTGGTCAATATCAAGGTTCGCAATGCTTGTTTAACTGATTGTTCATCTGTGACCCTTGAAAGATTTCCAGTCACAGGTGAAATGTTAAAACTCAAAGCGAGATCACTATATCGTTTATCGTCTTTAGATTTATTATTGATGTATGGATCTGATCTTGACATTCGATTACCTTAGATTGTTAGTTGAGATCAATTGATGTTGCTGTGAATTTCATCGTTCCGACGGCATTCGACTTCAAATCTCCGCCGACTGTTTCAGTTGAATTTCCGCCTATCTCTTCGGTCGAATTTCCACCTATTTTATATGACTGATCGGTGCCTGCTCTGACTTTAAATGCGTTGTCTGTTGAAAGGTTCACGCCGCCACGACCCAGAATGCTGACCTTACCGCCAGCAACAACTTTGTAGTCCTTTGCAGCAAACGCAGTAAAATTACCAGTCGTGACTAATGAAACGTCACCTCTAGCTTCTATGTGAACACCGCCGCCAACTGAAACTCTACAATGCCCGTCAATTTTGATGTCACCATTTTGATTTATTGTCATGGTGTAACCTTCTTTCATGTGATGATGGGCGTTACCTACCACAACTTTAATTTCTGCGCCGTCCTCAGACCATTGCTGGAATGTTCCTGCGCCGTGTGCAAATTCAACGACTCTAGATCCAGGAGTATTATCAAAAACTGTTCTATGACCGCCAATATATTCTTGCACAGTTCTTAGCGGATATTTGCCTGCATTGTTTAGTGCTGCGTCGGGTGTTCTCGTTCTTTGTCTATCACGATCTTTCGTGATAGCTTCACTGACGGATCTCTTCAAATTTTCAGTATCATCTGGATTAACTGTCATAATATGGTCCTTATGTTGCTGTGGCACATGCCGCAATTTTTCCGATAAGATCATTAACTTTTTGCAAAGCTTCTGCTATCGAACCGATCAATTCTCTGATAGGTGCTAACACACCATCAATTGCAGAATTAATCGCATTTTGAATTTCCTGCAATTTCTGTTTTAACAGAGCTCCTATGTCAGGAAAGTTTATGTTTATTTGTGGCAATATATTACTTATGTCAACGAAAGAAGTCACTAAACATGTCATTTGAGGCCCGAAAATATCTTTGAAAATCTTTTCTTCATCAAGGGCTGAGTTGATTTGGTCAACTATTTTCAACCCGAATCCGACTACACCCGAAGAATTGTTGGGATCAAATTGTCTAATGAATTTTGCCGCATCACTGTCGCCGTCAAATATTTGAGAACCTATGGTGGGTAAATCGAACCCTCCGAGAACTCTGTTTGAAGTTAAATTGTATGACAAATCATAGATAGAATCAATTGCACCTTGTAGTGCACCATGTGCCGTTTCAAGACCTGCTAGACCATCGACAAGTCTAGGATCATTTTGCGGTCTTGCAGATGCAGGTATACCTATTGTTGTTGGATCAATTGCGGAAACCATAGAAAAACTCCATTATTGTTTTGGCTTTCCTGATGATGTGATAACACCTATCACCATCGGAATTTGTTCATTGTCGTCTAAGTAAATGCACATAACTACTGACCCTTTCATCAAACCATGTAACCCACCAGAACCAGGAATTTGAGCATGTGTGACAGGCATTAACACTTTATACCAACGCAAAGATTCATCAGGAATTTTGATAGCATCGTCTTCCGTTCCATACGCTCTAACTCTGACCGAACCGTCTTGATATGGCGAATTTACACTGACGACTTCACCGATGAAATAATTAAAACCTCGACCTCTGCCATACTTCATATTATACTAAGCTCCCTTGCTTACCGCCGCTGGATGTTTGAATAGCAGCAACACCGTTAAAACCTTTCTTGTCTTGGAATATATACTCACCTTGGGCGATCACTAAATGTTGACCGCCAGTCAAAGATGTCATACCGTCCGAGTCACCTGCGTTTACGGGTATATCAAGATAGACACCCTTGCCGACATAAGATTGTAGTCCTCCTTCGAGAGGAACGTTGATCAATGTAGATCCTTGCATCACAAGTGATTTAATCAAATTTTTGTTTGCAATATCGACTTCAAAATCTTCAGACAATTTCTGATTTGAGTCGTAATTAAATTTGTGGTTGACTGTCCCGGGTGAACTAGATATGTCACCTCTCCATGCCGTTTTACCTGGTGTGGCAATCGACGCTGTGTCATAATCTTTGGATGCAGGGGGTTTATATGTAGCAGAAGCCCAGTCCCACCCTTCATTTACACCGCCGCCACGTTGTCTCAACGCTGATTGATAATTGGCAGCATTGTCAGCGCCGCTATCACCTGCCGTCCCTTGTTTCATTGAGAAAATATTAAACGCCAACTCGTCTTGTTCACGCAAAAAACTATGTCCCGCAACTCGTTGATGAAATTTAGGTCCTCTTGCAGTTTCAAACAATTCTATAATAGGTTTGCAATTATAGTTCATATTTTGATCGACATAATACACATATGCACCTGATTTGTATTTCTCATCAGTCATACGACTTCTAACTGTGTTTATAGCTCTACCCAATTTAATTCCGCGCAAATGAAATGGTTCACGGTCGCCAATCAAACCTCGGGTTTTTGTGACATTAACGTTTGTCCCTGGGACTAATTCTTTGTGTAGCTTTCTAAAAACTTCAGACGCAGGTAAATTTTGATGAAAACTGTTATGCTCTAATTGTAAATCGAAATAGCATTTACTTATTGCAGATATTTCAGTTTTACCTACACGATTATTCTCTGCTTTTGTTGCACCCATATTTCCAAGCGTAACTAAAGAAAACTCACGCAATATAGTACTATCACCTGCACTATAAACTATACTTACCGGCACACCAGGTTCATACAATGCATCCTGTATCTGTGTCATATCAGCAATAGTTAATTTTGCTAATATGTATGGGGTCATTATAGACGAACTAACATACAATTGACGGACATGAGAAGTCACATCAATGTTGTTTATCATACACTTATTGATGAATGCCTGATTATATAACGGTAGTGTCATTGTTTTAGTGCTGTTCTCAAATTAAATGCGAGTTCTTTTGCATACGCTGGATTCAATAATTGAATTGATTTGTTTTTTTCATTGCTCTCATATTCAACATCATACACATAGACAGGTTCCCAATAAGCAGCCTCATCGTCTGGTATATTGTCTGCGATTAGTGTTGATGTAGTTATTGTTGCCACTGCGTTTGTTTGTTCACTCGCAATCAAATTAGTCGCTGAAGTGTTACCTGCGATGTTTTTGACCTTAACAACTGAAGTGTTTGCGAAAATGACTTCACCTCCACCGACAACAGTGAATGGTGCAGTGTTGGTTGTAATATCGACAAGTTCACCCACCGTGAAAGTCAATTGAGTGTTTGACAATGTAACATTAAAACTGTATAATTTGTTTGTATTGACTAAAATATCATCACGTTTTCTTGTGTAACTCAATATTGTTATGCCGTCATTGAAATTAGGTGTGAAATATTTCTTCAAATTCGCGGGCAATTGACTGTTGTAGAAACTCGGAGAAAGTTCACGATCATCATTTCTCCAATTATTTCTGAAGTATGCTATTTTTTTCAATGTCAGATCAATTGATCCGTATTTTTTTATCAGGTGAGCATCAAATTCTTCGTTGGTCAATGACCATCCATAATACGGATCAATGATTCCATTAGTCATCCATATCATCCATTCCATAGTAGGATCTTCATAATAATTTTCAGAAATAATGTCAGCTCTTGAAGAATTCTTTATATCATACTCGTCAAAAACAATAGGTGAATTTCTCAAATCTGCATTAACAACTACTCTCTTAGTCAAATCAACGCAGGTTGAGTTTGAATATTGTATTTTGGGAAATTTTGCGAAAAAATATTCTGGCATTTTGCTATCCTAAATTATGATATAGGTAAATCACCGGGTAAGGTTTCAATTCCTGATGCTGACGGAAACCCAACTCGGCCAGCGCCGGGTGAAACGGGTTCTTGTGATCCGAAGAGGTCGAAAATTCTATCTACGGCTGATTCTTCGCCATTCAACCAATATTCGACTTCTTTGAAATTCAATGTAATTTCAACACCATCAGGTGCGCCAGTGCCTTTGTATAACGCAGGTTGACCTGAAGGGGTGTAATTCACAGATATACCTTCCAACACAGCTGGTTTGAACGCAAACAAATAATTTTGAGGGTCTTGTTCATTAAAATGTTCTTTCCCGTTAATTGTGAAACTTAAATTGAACAATCTAGGGAAAGTAAAAAATTGTCTATAAAGAGAGGTTCCTGGCCTTGATTTGATTTTCAATTCATTTATTATTTGTTTTATAACTATAGATTCTCTCGGATCTTTAGGATACAATTTCCAAGTAAACGAATGTGTTTTATATGTCGGGCCTTGCAGCAGAACAGTTAACATCTGGTTTGGTGTCAATCCTGTAGATGCTTGCAAATCATTCAACGCCGGTTCTATTAAAGGTTGTGCGAATCCCTGTGCTGCTTGTACTGCTGCATTAAACCCCCCAGACGGGAACCTTGAAATAGGCCCTAGAGACCCACTAATTGCACCAGTTGCCACACCCATAATAGCTTGTAATGCATTTGCGCCACCCAAAACACGACTCTCAGAATAAGCTACTTGCGTCACATCTTTTATATTTTCAGGTAATGGCAATGCAATACTAGTTTCAGTGTTCCTGATGTCACTAGTTCTAGGAGCAAGAATAGACATACTGGACGTTCTTCTATTCGACGCCGTTATTCCGATGTTCATGTAGTGTGGGCCGAGATCAGACGGAAATACATACCTATTAGTAGCACCTGCAGGTGATTCTATGTTAACTAATGACTGTCTTCTTGCAGGCCCAACAATGTCTGCCCTAGTCACCGTAACAGGTCGATTAGGTGTCGGGGTTTGAGCAGCAATAGAAGCTCCAGGTCTGAGATCAATCGGAGTTACCATTATTTTTCCTCGTTATAAATTATAGTATGAAGACTTACACAGGCAAATTTAAACCTAAAAATCCGTCTAAATACAAAGGTGATCCTACGAACATTATTTATCGCAGTTCGTGGGAAGCAAAATTTATGAAATATTTAGATGAGCATCCGGATGTTATACTATGGGCGAGTGAAGAACTCATCGTCCCGTATCGAAGTCCTGTAGATGGCAAGTTGCATAGATATTTCCCAGATTTTCTCGTCAGAAAACGTGATGCCAATGGTGTCACAGAAACTTTGATGGTCGAGATAAAACCTGCACATCAGACAACAGAGCCAATCAAAAAGAAAACGATAAATAAACAGTATATCAATGAGGTCATGACTTGGGGTGTGAACCAAGCAAAATGGAAAGCAGCAAAAGAATACTGTGATGATCGTAAGTGGAGATTCCTGGTTTTAACTGAAAAAGAATTAAACATCAAATGGTAGCGTATAGTTTCGAAAAAATTGCAACGGCTAATAAAGTCGGGTCAGTTGACAGCAAACAAGTCAACGAGGCACAAGCATGGTATAGAAACAGTGCAAAAAAATTAGGTTCATTGACTGCTTCAAGTATAGCAGCCGATAAAGACAGATTTACAAATACAATCAATCTCTTTTCTATCGGAAGAATGTATATGTTTAGTTATGATGCGAAACACAAAGACACTTTACCATATTGGGATCGCTTTCCCTTAGTGTTTCCGATTGAATTATATAATGACGGATTTTTGGGTATCAACCTGCATTACATCTCACCTCTAGTCAGAGCAAAATTGATGAATGCGTTGTATGAAACTGCTAACAACAAAAAATACGATGACACAACTAGATTGAAAATCAACTATGAAATTCTCAGAAGTGCGTCACAATTCAAATATTTCAAACCATGTGTGAAACGATATTTATCAAGACATGTGAAATCAAGATTTATGTATATCAGTCCCGCGGAATGGGACGTGACGATAATGTTGCCGACAGAACAATTCGTTGGTGCATCTAAACAAAAAGTTTACAAAGATTCAGCAAGGCAGTTTTAAGACATGGCAGGTTTCAACATAAGAGATTTCAGTGCTCATATGAATGCAAACGGATTGATGAGAAACAACAAGTTTCTCGTCAGAATGCCATATCCGATAGGATTTGATCCAGTCCCTGCATTGAAAGAAACGTCTAGATACATGGAATTGTGGTGTGATTCTACATCACTTCCCGGCATTAATATAAACACAGCAGAAGTCAAAAGATATGGTTATGGTCCTATCGAAAAGATGGGAGTCGCACCCACGTTCAATAACGTGACAATGACTTTCATAAGTGATCGTAAAGCAGCAGTTCATTCTTTTTTCTATAACTGGACAAAGTTAATCGCAAACCATGATGCTAGAACTTACGATTTTTCATCTCTTACAGGAATACCAGCACCTGTCACTGCTCGACCATATGAGATAACATATAAGAAAGGTTACACGTCTAATATAGAAATTTTTGTATATGATGATAATGGAAATGTATCATTAAAAGTGACTTTAAGAGAAGCATTTCCTGTCTCTATGGGCGAAATTCAATTGAATTGGACTGATACTGATGATTTTGTCAAAATACCTATATCATTCTCATATACAGATTTTTATACTGATTATTACGTTAGATAATTTTAATATACTTTGGAGTAAACTATGCCTTTACCTAAAATCAGCCATCCGCTGTTTGATGTGACAATACCATCAAATAATAAAACCATCAAGATCAGACCTATGCTCGTCAAAGAAGAAAAAATTCTTTTGATTGCAAAAAGCGGGGGAGACCCGAGAGACGCATTGTCGGCAGTTAAACAGGTTGTCAACAATTGTATCCTTGACGATAAAATCAACGTCGATAATTTGACTACGTTTGACATCGAATACCTGTTTGTAAAAATTCGTGCATATTCGATCAGCAACATTTCTAAAGTCGCATATATTGACTCTGAGGATAACGAAACATATGATTTCGAAGTCAACCTAGATGATGTGATTGTTAAATTCCCAGAAGATGTTGACAAAAAAATCAAAGTGAATGACGACGTTACCGTTATAATGAAATACGCTTCTGCGTCATTGATGACTGACGAAAACTTTACACAGACAGATATCAACAAATATTTTGATATGCTAATTGCACATTGCATAGACAAGATTTATGAAGGTGATGAAGAATTCGATCTTAAAGATGTTTCTAAAGAAGAATTGCAGAAATATCTTGAAGAAGAATTTGATCCCGTATCATATGACAAAATGCGTAAGTTCGTAGTGAACATGCCACGATTGCATTACGAAATTAACTACAAAAACTCAAAGGGCACAGAACGTAAAATTCTGATGACTTCGTTAGTTGATTTTTTTACGTTGGTTTGACGCACAACACTCTAGAAAATTACTATACAATTAACTTTACGTTGATGCAACACCATAAATATTCCCTGAAAGACATCGAAAACATGATTCCGTTTGAGAGAGATGTTTACCTTGACATGCTCAAGAAATATCTTGAAGAATTGGAAGAAAAACAAAGACAAGCATCGGGTGCGTCATAAGATATGGTAGAAAAAAACTCATTTTTAGGTAATATGATGGACAAAAAAGCGTCAGGGGGACCCCCTGACGCTAAACCTGTTGCTGATGGAGCTGTTTCACCAAATTATAACATTGAAACTTTCAATATAATTAAATTGAGATTAATAGAACAAAGATCTCAATTGAAAAAAATGAGTGATTATTCACAAGACTCTGCTATCAAACTGAATGATATTCATGAAATACTAAAAGATATGTTGAATAAGTCAGTTAATAAATCTGACAATGACCAAGTGACCCCTGTCAAAGAAAATCAAATTGTTTTCAAATCAGCTTTAGATGATTTTTTCAAAATTAATGGATATATTCCCGTCAAAATAATAAATCCTGAGTCAGACGACATGGATTTTGACGTTGACGGGAGAAGACGTAGAAGAGTAGGCAGAAGAAGATTCAGCGGGTTATTTAACGC